GCTAACCCCGCCACCATACAAGGATAAAAACGAAAAGGCATATCAGTAGTATTAACCAGAGTGTCAGCATCTTCGATCCGTTGCACATAATAGTAAACAATTTGATCTGTAGAGTTTTCTGGAACAGCCCACAAGTTAATTACAGGAGCTATTTGTCTGTCAAAATAATATTGAGAGGGCCGTCCTTGAGTGGTTTTGTTAGGCAGTGTTGCATATTCACCACGACTAATTCTGTCTATTTCATAGTCTACACCGTCCCTACGAAGTATAACCTCCAGAATATCTACCACATCTATACCAAGTGTTTCTTGAGCCTGACCTAACGTAAGCGTGATTGTTGCTTGTTTTACAGTCCAAAGATTTAAACCACGATTTGCCCAATCAGCAAACATTAGGTTCAACGATCTTCTTGCCGTTCTGGCATCATAACCCGTGCGAACCTCGAGGCCACAGCGTTCGTACGCCTCCTCGATAATCTCGCCAACATCCATGTTGAAATCGCGTGAACCTGAAGTAGCCATAATACTAACTCAACTTTGGTTTTTGATTGGTTTTTACCATGACACAGCCACCGTTTTTGTAGCCCATACGAGCAGCAACTTCTGGTGCTTTCTTTTTCAAGGCTCTAATTCCAGCGCCTTTTTTGCCTTCTGGTATTTGTTTTTTATTCATCTTCATCCTCCTGATTATAAAGGTTGTCGAAAACTCTATTTACATCTAGTGTATAGTCTAAATCACTTTTTGAATAGTGTATATGTTGAGAGGGTCTAAAGTCTGGAGCACCCTCGCCCACGCCAAACCAAGCTGGGTGTGTAACCCGCACTCGATTGTTGGGTAACGCTACTATATTTCCTGTCCACTCTCCAGCATCTAAAAGCTGCATTACATGACTCTGTTTGTGTTGAGCGGGATCATCTGCGATTTCACTGTTTGTATAATCTACTGTGAATAAATATTTTGCAGGAAACATTTCACCATTTATTTTGGCTAACCACGGACATGGTGTGGCTCGATCTAATGTGTACACTGCGTGATGATGAGAGGAACAGTCCCAAGGTTGTGCGTCATGCGTTGCCATTGGCTCGGGCCATTCTTCTAAAGGTATATCTGCGACCAAGGCAGTTATAGGCATTCTTGCCCACATAGCTCCGCCATGAATCGTATCTTCCTCTTCGCCCTCTGCTTCACATCCTGTGAAGATAACTTGAAAACTAAGAGTTCTATTCGGTATGGTTGTAACTGCAACCACCATAGCATGGAGAAACTCGCCGTGATATTTCTCATGATTATGGGTGTACTCACGACGAACCCAAGCCTTAAAATAAGGTATATTACTTTGTAGATATGGCATTTGGTTTAGAAGATCCTTACTGGCTTCATTCCTTGAGCCATCAATCCACCTGCTGCTGCCCCTTTAGACTGCACCTTACCACCATTCTTCATACCCTTGGGCTTGACCTTACCACCGTTTTTCATACCCTTGGGCTTGACCTTACCACCATTCTTCATACCCTTGGGCTTGACCTTACCACCGTTTTTCATACCCTTGGGCTTGACCTTACCGCCATTCTTCATACCCTTGGGCTTGACTTTACCGCCATTCTTCATACCCTTGGGCTTGACTTTACCGCCGTTTTTGTAACCTTTCTTCTTCATTGCCATAACATTTTCCTTTCATCTATGACTATGTGTTTACTTTTTCTTCTTTCGAGTCGTTGGTTTTATAGCCTTTTTCAACTTCTGAGCCTGACGAGCATGCGTCTTAGATGCTTTGTTCAAACCCTTTATGACTTTTTTAATTGCACTTTTCTTTTTTCTATCCATTTCAAAATATCCTAACTAATCCACCATTAGCTTTTTTATTTTTCCAACTAATGCGCTTCGATGATTTCTTTTTCTTTGCCGCAGATGTGCATTGAGCCATTGTTGGTCTACACGCAGGATAGCCTCTACGCTTCTCTCCCTTTTGACGACCACAAGGTTTACCCGTTTTACAGTCTACCCAACCCTTTCCGTCGTTCTTAGCAAACCAATCTCTTAAAGAATTTTTCTTTGCCATCAGAAATTCCTTGTAACTTTTCGTTTGCTTTCTTGCATAGCTGGGCCACATCCAGCAGCAATATAACCACCACCGTTAAGGTTTCTTCTTGGTGGACGTTTTGGATTATCAATAGCTGAGACTACGCCGCCGTCTGCTTTCTTTTGTTTCTTAGAGTTACCCCAGTTTTTAGCCCCAACCTTGCGACACTTAGAAAGTGCCCCTGAAGCGTATGCGCTGGGCCAAACCTTGTATCGGCTTTTTACCTTGTGGTAACACGCGTCTTTTTTTGTTTTTGCTTTTTTTGCCATTAGTTATCTCCTTTGGAGGCTTGGAGATTTGAAAGGGCATCTGTCCACGACTGATCATAACTTGCTTGCCTTTCTGTCAAAGTCTCTACCGCTTGAACTAAATGATCTATTTTTACATCCATGACCTCGGTTCTTTTATCCACAGTAATCAATGTAGATATCATCCACACAAGTCCTGCTGACCCTAATGTCAAACCCGCGCCCCAAAATAAAAGCTGTACGTTTTTATCCATTATCTCTACCACTGCTTGCATGACCAATACTTGGCCTTTAATTTATCAAGAGTGCCTTTGTCACATCCATGTCTTGCACGAAATGATTTTCTGGCCTTTGGATTAGACTTTCGGATCTTCATATTAGCGTCCCCGAAACGAACAATCTTTTCTTTACCTTTGTCACATGCTTTAACAACAAACTTTTTACCACCAGAAACTTGTCGTTTTGGCTTGTTGCATTTCATCTTTGACTTATCGATCTTAGCCATAACCCATCCCAATTAAGTAGCAGCGGGTTTTATCCCGCCACTATGAATCAACCAAAGAATCCAGTAATCGAATCAATGGCGGTAAGCGTTACATGACATTCATCGTCAAAAATCATGCCGTGATCTGGTATTGTAATCTGATTATCATCACTTGCGTGAAAGATCATAGACAACAAAGTTGCACCAGAAGAACCGTTTTTAAACACAACCGCAGGTGAACCACTAGAAGCAGTCTTTACATAGAATGCTTTTAACCTAGTTCGACCACCTTGAAGTGTCCCTGTAGCCGTAGCTGTTTTGGCAAAAATAGAAGCAGCCATGACGCCCTCCTATTAACCAAGATTATTGTTTTGCTGATACAGAATAGTAATCCGAACCTCACCCGCAGATGTTGCAGCGGAATTTGTAACTGTTAAACGAATATCAGCCGTTCCTGTATCTTCCCAAGCTAACGCGCCACCAGCTTCAGTGGTTGGATATTTGCGTCCAGCCGTTGTTCCGATTGCAAACGTATTAACAAGTGTTGCTGCACCACCAACCGTGTCTCCGACACTTATGTTTGTAGCTCCGCTTGCCGCTGTGATAACGTCAATCACACAGTCAATAATTTGAGAGTTTGCTGGAATGACAACATCTGTAACAGATGCCGCTAATGCACCACCAGATAAGTCCGCCGCAAAGGTTTGCGCCATTACAACTTGACCAGTGTTTTTGATGTTTGAACCAAGGGTTGTACCTGTGGTTTCTTTGATGGTCCCTGCTTTAATAGGACCTGAAAATGTTGTTGTGCCCATGTCGATCTCCTGTCTGGGTTAGTCAGTCGCCCCATGCGACTGTCAGGGATGATTCAACTATACAGTAAATTTGACAAAAAGAAAGGGGCAACCGAAGCTGCCCCTTAGTTCAGGGAGGAGGTGTATGAAACACCACCCCCACTATAGCATAAGTTTACGCACCTGGCGAACCAAATACTGCGCGTGGATCTGAGAATCCGAAGCTGTAACGCTCACGCGCTTTGAAGCGCATGTTGCCAGTGTCGAAGTCTGCTTCCATGCCAGTAGTCATTGGCGTACGCTCGAAGTGGATAAATCCACGAGGCGCGTCTGTCAGGATGAAGAACGCATCTGGGTCAGTTAGGAAGTCATTTACCGCATAACCTTGTGGTAACATTCCCATTGAACGTAGTGCGTTTACGTCATTGTCAGCGGTTCCAACACGAAGGTTAGATACCATTAGACGCTCTGCAACAAACTGCAATTGTCTTGGAACTAAAAGTTTCAAGCCGCGCAATGCGACTTTAAGACCACGTTCGTCAACAAAACCTGCGATGTTGATAAGAGCATCTTCGAGAGATGTCTCATTCAAATCCGCAGCAGTTGTAGGTTCGTTGGCAAATGTACCACCTGAAGTGAGCGGGTGATCCGTTGCACAAAGCGCAACACCGTCACCACCAGCAGTAGCGCCAGCAGTAAATGCGTTGTTAAGAACCGCAGCGGCCTTAACTTGCTTTGTGTGAGCCATTGAACGAGCCAACGCACGAGTATAACGTGAACCAAGACGATCATATAGATTGTCTTCGATAGCTTCCTCAGTGATTGAGAATGCCAACGCTATTGTTTCGTGGTTGTAACGAGCAGTG